ACCAGAGATAACATCCACCTCCAGAGATAATACCCACTTCCAGAGATAATACCGACCTCCAGAGATAACACCCACACCCGCCTCCAGAGATAACACTATCCCCTCTCAATGTAGGGTTTCTTACGTAGGGCAAAGTTCACAAAAATCACTCGTCTATTCTTTGAGGTCTTTTACCCCCGGGCCGACAGCCCGAACCCCCCAAGCGTCAATTTCAGAACACTTCAGAAATAAAACTATCCAGCACCAGAACAGTTAGGTTCCGGGACCATTGCCACCGAGAATGGTTCAACCATTAAAACATTTCAACCATCGAAGTGTTTAACCATTGAACCTTCCCACTATCGAACCATCCAGGTATTGAACCATCCAACATCTGGACTGTTCGACCATCAAACACTACGACAAATCAACAATTCAATTACTCAATAGTAGTACAATTGGAATGGTCCCACCCACGGAAATTTTCAAACACGAAACTTTCTCGGTTTAAAATGTTTAGGTTTTGAATGTTTTGTCTTTAGAAAATTTTTTTTTTTTAACTCTACCAACAATTAAACACTTCGAGCAGAGAATAACTCGGAAACAGAAATGTTCGCATGGGGGATGGTTTCAATTGTACTACTATTGAATAATTGAATTGACGTGGAAGACGAAGCATTGGAAAGGTAAACCTTTGGAAAGGTAAACCTTTCCGAAATAGAACTGTTCGAGCAGCGGTTCAACGCATGAACCCATCGAGGTCGGAATACCCAATAATACCAATGGGTTACCGAGGTTCAAGATAATGAACCCCAACCATCCGAATATCTCCAATAAATCCAATGGGTTACGGCCTCGGTTCAATATCCTGAACCCAACGGTTCAATATCCTGAACTTTTGAACATTTCTGAAGCCTATTCATTAATTGAACCAGCCGTGGGAAATTATTATTCTGTGTAAATTCAACAACTTACGAGATAAATCAACTATTTTTCTCAAAAGGTTGACAAATGGCACGTGATATGCAATACTAATATAATGAACAACCGAACAAATAAAAAATGAAGGGTGGTGAAATCGAAAACCTAAATGGCAAAAATCGAAACAAAATATGAACCATTAAAAGAAGAGGATTTAAAAATTATGACCGAGAATAATGAACCAAAACGGCCCGATACGATTTATGTAGCTTATACCGAAGTTTATACGCCACCCGAGGGTGGTGTCGAAAAATTCGACTTTTTAATTTCTCGAATCGGTACGGGCAAAAAATCATTAACAAAGTATGAAATCGGCTGCGCCATTCCAAATGTCGCAAAATGTGCCGACATGACGGTAGCCGAATTTTTTGCCCTGCCCGTATTTACCGAGCGAAACCTTGACGGTCAGGCTGCAATGGTCCAGTTATGGCGAAAACTTATGACGGGACCGCAATTCGAGACAACCGTCGACAAATCTGCCGCCGCCGTCGAAACCGCAGATCCAACGAAACCTACGGCACCTTTTAAAGATTTTCCTTTGGTCGAAGGCGGACACGCCAAAATGCAGGCATTGGCTGATGGTTACGAACTCGGACGACAAGCCACCGAGAACGCTCTTGAAAAGGCGAAAACCAAAAAACTCGCCGCTGAAATGGAAACCTTGAACGCTGAAATGGAAGAGGCGGGAATGAACATCGAAGCAATCCGGGCAATGATTGCCAAGAAGAAGAAAAAGGGATAGCCCAAATCCTGAAACCGAGCCGGGGAAGGAAACTTCCTCGGCTACAACTGTTTAAAAAGGAGAAATTATGTACGATTCTCTCGGTTACTTCTACCACGCTTGTCAGAACATTCTCGACAACTCAGACCTACCCGCTCTCGATTGGGCTATCGGCTATGCTCGTCATGGTCGAACCATCGAGGATAAACACGCGGCCCACACTCAAGCAGTCTATATTCTCGGCAACATTAAATATTGGCGAGGTCCGATTGCTAACGAGACCAAATCAATCCTCAAAAACATCATCAAGTATTGGAAATGAACCTAACCAACTGGGGAGGTCGGTTGCCCAAACCACCTTCCCGGTCAACCAAAAAGGAGCCAGCTATGACACCCGAAGAAGTACGTGATGAAGCTCTCGCGCAACTAATCTACCACCAGATGCGTGCCAAATCTATCTGGCCAGAGATCACCCTCGAACTTTCGCCCCTCGACTTCAGCTTACGAGGCGGAACCATCGGAACAGCAATCGAAGATAGTAAACGCTCGGTTATTAGACTCAACCTGTCCATGCTTACCGACCACCCTCATGAAATCAAATCCACAGTTGTTCACGAACTCGCTCACGTAATCAATCGACGCCTCGCAGATCATAACGGAGGCTGGCGTCCCTCACCACATGGGGACCAATGGAGAATGATTATGCACCGGCTCGGTATGCCTGCGGAACGTACTCATTCTATCAGCGTAGCAGCTTATTCAACTAAGCGCAAGACACAGAAGTACAACTACCAATGCCCCTGCGGAAGACACTTTGTAATCGGAGCGATACGCCACAAGAACTGCCAAAATGGTTGGAAAACCTACTATTGCACAGCTTGCCGCCGAGACTTGGCATTAATGCACTACACAGACTTAGGGAGGGTATAATTATGCCAAACAGTACACCCATTAAAATTGAGCGTAAGTCGATTGCCCATCGAGCGTTCTATCGAATACTCACTCGATGTGACGACCAATTCCTACACTTTGTGTCACCACCCGAGGAAGATTGTATTCAGGTAGTCGTTGAGACCGCTCGGGCAAGACATAGAGTCACCTACAAAATGATTAAACATGAGGAAATTAGGGAGATATAATCATGCCAAGTGACGAAATGAAAGCTCGCTTTAAGCACGAGGTTAAGTATGCCCACGTTAGGCTTATGGCAAAAAGCTGGTCCCTGCACGTCCGCCGAGACTGTCACGGACTATGCCTACCCATACCGGATGAGATTATTGACAAACTTGAGGATTCGGAAGTCCAGCCGTTTTTTGACTATCTGGTTAAGTTTGGACTTACTAAATCCAAGGAAACTTACACCTATGGTAAATGGTATTCGACTAACTAACCATTTGTTCCCACTCGATTGGTTCAACGCATGAACACATTGAGGGGAAATTACTTTTCGAAGAGGACAATTACTTTTCTCGGAATGTTGACATTTACCCCAAAATATGGTACATTGAATAATGGGGGAAAATTGCCCTTAACCTCAAAATGGAGACGAGAGTATGAAAAAGAAAACTGCCCGAAGAAAACTTAACCGCCTCAGTTGGAAGATGGCACGAGCAAGATACTTTGGAAGCCTTCGTGCCACTCACGGCCTTGGCAAACAATGGAAACGCTATATCCAGGTTTTGATGGGAGGTGGCGCATGAATTCTGCCCAAAAACTTACCGAGAACATTTCACCCGAGGAACTCAAAGAGATGACTATGAGTCTTCTCGAAACAATGCTCAAGAAACAGGCCGAGTGTGAGTGCGAGAATTGCAATGATAAAACTCGCGAATTCTTTACTGATCTCGTGCTACTTGTCCACACCTCACGAAACTTCAAATCCGAGATAGCCGAACAACTCGCCGTAAACTTCGCAACCCTCGCGATTGGCGACATTCGCAAGTTCTTTGCGATGTTAAAAACTCTCAAAAAGGTTGTCAACCTAATGGCAGAGGAGGCATTCTAATGGCAATTCCTACACGAAAGAACCCAGCAATCGAGAAAGTGATAAACTCGTTGCTGCCTAAAGGCTCACTCGGAAGGACGGCGAGTATTAACTTAAACGTCTGTGTTTGGTGTAGAAAGATTATACGAGGGTTCAAAGACGCCGAGAGTAGACAGGAGTATACCATCTCGGGGATGTGCCAAACTTGCCAAGATGAGATTTTCAAAGACCCCGAGTCCCTGTGCCACCAGTGTGGTTCGGACGGAGGTGACGAAGACTTAAAGGTAACTGGAGCAGGCGTAGCATTATGCTCGATCTGCTATGCTCAAGAAAAGCACGAGTACGAGTCTGACTAAAAAGGAGAAGGAATATGAAAAAGACTCATGATTATCGCGAACGCGAGTCTGGTAAGACTTGCGCAGTCAAAGGATGCCCAACGAGATTGAAAGAACGTCTCGTCGAAGCCAAGCAACCTCATAACATAACCATCTGCTACACCCACTATAAAGACCAGCGTCTCCGTGGCATCTCGCACCGAAACGCGCTCAGGCTCGTGGCCTCTTATCGTAAAACACGGTTAGGTGGTGCCGAATGAACACCGAGCAATTCATGGAATACCTCCACCTGGCCCGACGCAAGAACCAACTCAAGATCGTGAAGTATAAAATCTTCGACCTACAACAAGAACTCGGACAACTCGAGGAGAAGCTCTGGGTCGAAGTTAAACAATTCGATCATGACGAGCGAGATTACTGGTACAAGTGGGGCTTGGTTAAGCACGAGACGCCACCTGAACCCGAGTCTGAACTCGTCGCACTCGCAAAGGAATTTAACATATCCACTGAAGAACTCGCAGCTCTTGTTCGTGAGGAATTGGTGGCCAAGTCATGAAGGATTGGGAAGAGATGATATGGGGAGTAGCCCTGGCTGCTCTCCTTATTTTTTGGAGAGTAATAATATGAGAAACTCAAAATGGTACCTCGTCGAATCTGTAGCACATCTTCAAGGAATCTCGGAAGTCCGAGTAAATATTCGGAGTATCGGCTACGTTTACCGTGCCGACTCGGCGGTTGTCAGACGGTTCCTTGATATGTACCGCACCCAAAGACGTACATTGCCCGCTCTCGACTACTTAAAATCATTCGCAGTATCGGTTCAACGCACGAACCAATCGAGAGATAACGCCAGTGAATGACTGCCGGAATGACACCGGAGGAAGGTGAGAAACGGTTATCTCGGCGGGGGGAGTCTGTGGGTAGCTTTTCTCCTTTTTGACTACCCTGGGCAACAGGCTTTCCCCGCTAACCATCGTCCCTTGCCGGGGCGTAAGGCTGGCCCTGAGTGAAACTTCGAACGGTCCGCTCGGGGTCAGCTAATCACATAGAAAGGAAAAGCTATGAAAACTGGCCCATCAAAACAAATCTATATATTTGTGGAAGATTATCTCAAACTCAAAGCAGTAGCAAAGTCTTTGGGAATGGGATTCTCGAAGCCCCGAGATATAATCAAAGTCATAGTTAATGATTACGTGAAAAAGGAGAAGATCAATGAAGCTAACTAAGAAAGCAACCTATATTATCAGCTTCCAGGTGGAGGCGTTCTGGAATGAAGAAGGTGGCATGGGTTCATCTACTTTTGGTCCTACAACCAATACTTTAGAAGATGCTATTCATCAACTTGAACTCGCGAGAAGTACCGATCAAGTAGATAAAAGTACCTATGGTGATACACCCTGGGTAATAGTTTGCTATGTAACAACCGAGGTTAAAGGAATCTAAAAGGATTGCCCACCATGCCCTACCAGAAAAAAGGATTCAACCAGATAAAGTTTATCACCGACAAGCTCGAGGAGTTGAAACCAGGTGAGGTTGTAACAGTTAGACAGGCCGACCAACGGCTACTCGCAAAGCTACGCAATCTTCTCTACTCGTACTTCAATCATACGAGGATAAAGCCGCTGTTCAAGCTAACTCAACCAAGCCCGGTGTTCTTTCAGGTTATTCGGACCCAGGCGGTTAGTGCAGAGGTCTCAGTCACTGGCAAGTCCCAGACCGCAGAGGACTTTGTTCTCGATCATCTTCTCACCATCTCGAGTGAAGACGAGGCGCTCGACTTGATAAGACAAAACCTCGATAAAGACTTATGGATAGAGACCCTTGATGAATGGCGAAGAATCATTGGCCCAAAATCTGGCCAGCAGACAAATAAAAGTGGACAAACCACTTCCGGAGAAAGCTAATCCGGTAGCCTGGGTAGCTCTCCGTGAAAAGGACGTAGAAAAGTTTCGCTGGATGATGTGTCCAAACTATAACCCGTGCCTTACCTATGCAGCAGGCCGAGGTTGGCTCAGCTTTACCTGCAGATTCTGTCCAATGGGTGAGGACAAACTAACCAAGAAAGGAGAAAAGAATGTTAAAGTCCGAGTTAGAAATCCGAGTTAAAGAGCTTAATCGAAAGCTCGAATACTTCCGCGAGAAACTCTCTTGGTCTCAAGCGGAAAATACACTACTCCGAGAGGTCAAAGGAATGTACCTCATGGAAGGAAACGCCCAGTCAATCGAAGCTCTCGCCCACGTTGTAACTGACTTGAGAGTACTATTAACCAAGTAAAGTCAAAAGGAGGCCCGACATGACTAAAGAAGAACGTGACAAATTTAAGGAAGAAAAGTTTGTAACTGTCCCTGTTTACCGAGGATTCTTACCGATCAAGCAGCTTTATTACCTCTGCGAAGAGAACGACGCGATCATCCTCGGAGGCTATGTGCGGTGGATGTGTAGCCCGAACATTAACCCTGCCAAGCCTGGAGACGTAGACGTATACTGCCCCGAGGATAAGATCTTCGAGCGTATGAAGAGCACTCTCGCCAAAGCAAATCTCGGAATCAAGAACGAGAATGACATTGCGATAGCGTATATCCGCCCGACTCATCCAAATCCCTTCTTTACCTGCCCAACCATCCAGCTGATCAAGCCCATGCGTGAGGGAGTTATCGTCACCGACGGAGATATGGAAGAGATCATCAAGAACTTCGACTTCACGGTAATACGAATAGGCTTATTTAATGCTCGTGATGCTACGGCTGACCCACAGTTCATCGAAGATGAGCTCGCTTCCCGTCTTCGCATCAAGAACATCCACTGTCCAATCTCGTCAATGTACCGTGTCATGAAGTATAGGGCAAAAGGTTACTGGCCGAGTACTGGACTTCTCCTCAAGTTGTTCCTCGATTGGGAAGAGCGCCCCGAAGAAACGAAGATGAAGATTCTCACCTTCTATAAGAAGCTCGAAGAAGACGAGAAGTCCGTAACCGCTGAAGAAATCGACGAGATGGAAGCGCTGATGCGACTGATCGACTAAATTGATAAGCTGGTGGCGACTTAGGGGCTGGCACCGTAACAGGAGGGAGAGCTTATTAAAACCTCAATCGGTTCATGCCATGAACACATCGAGGAAGGAGACTAACTATGATTGAATGTTTAGACGAAATGAAGGAGGGTATCCTATGAATGACGAGCAACTTCACGAAGAAGAATTCCCTATCATCTGGGATAACACAATGAAGACTCTCGTCTGGGTTTGCCCCAGGAAGTTCTATTGGTTCATGCGAGGGTACGACTATGCTACTCGACCACCGTACTTCACCTGGGGTAGTGCATGGCAAGAGATCATGGTAACCTGGTACGAAGGCCAACCCAAAGACTCCGTGCTTGATACTAAGTCGCCCGAGTTCTGGGTACTCGCCAACGAAGCACTCGATTCAGGTCAACGATTCTATGATCGAGAGATAGGTGAAGCAGACCCAAAGATTGACAACTCTCGAGACAATCTCGAAGCAATCTGGAGTAACTATATCCGGGAGCATCCATCCGAACCCTGGAAGATGGTGCCGGAGGGAAGTGAAGTCGGCTGGGTCTGGCCACTGAAGGGTACGGACTTTTTCCTCGCGGGAAGTTTGGACGGTTATATAGAGTGGAAACCCTATGGCTTCCTCGCAATCGAAAACAAGACCACGAGCGAGTACTTGTCCGACGGCTTCGTTGGTCGATGGGATTTTGCTCCGCAAGTCACCGGCTATGTGTGGTATCTTGACGAGCTTCTCGGTTCTGAGACTGTCTTCGGGTGCCTCATGAATTTGGTTACTAAGAAGCGTCCGGGTGCAAAGTCCGCTTGGAAGACTCCTCGAACCACCCGGAGTCTGGTTAAGAAGTCTAAGTCCCAACTTGGCGAGTTCCGCGAGCAGTCTCTTTGGACCATCGAGCTCGCTCAGACCTATTGGAAGAACTGGTTCTGGCCCATGACCCAAGACGCAACTAATTGTACTGGCGGAGCTGGCAAAGCACCCTGCCTGTTCAAGAACGTTTGTCGAGTCGATGGAATTCCATTCACCAAGTTTGAGCCACTAACCACTTCAGGTATCATCCTTCGTGGGTCTAAGTGGGAACCGTGGCTGAGAAGGGGGGCGAGCGAATGAGAAACGAGCTAGAACAATCGTGGAAGGAACAAGAAGGTAAACTACTACATATTACAGTCGACTCTGTTTATCCTTACACTGAGAATATTATCGAGGTTTCTTGTACTATTCTCGAGAACGGAGAGACATTCAGTTTTGAGGTAGTTACCGGAGAGGGGGAACCTGAATGAAGAACAAAACTCACAAAGCCTGGCAGGAAGACGCCAAAGCCGAGCTCGAACCTAAACCCGAGTGCAAGCACCAATATGAAGCCGAGGATGGACCTCATCCTATGGCCAAAGTGGTTGGTTTCAACTTCTGCCCCTGGTGCGGTAAGAACCTACGAAAGGAGATAGCCAATGGCGAGACTTGGGAAGCATAGAGAAAAAGGACAGTACTCGGAAAGGCCATTACCTGAAGAGATGAACGAGATTTGCTCTAACTGTGGGTTTACTTATGGTTCGCACTCGGGTTTCTCTCATTACTCTCAGTTGTACAAATTCACTATACCATTTAACTACTGTCCAGGGCATGAACACCGGATGGACTGGAACAAAGGACCAGGAACCATCTTCAAACCCTCGGGCCAATATAAGGAGAATAACCATGTACCTCGAGAAAGCAAGGCCGCCGAAACCGCCAGCTAAAATGTACATCAAGGTCTTACTCGTCGGACCAAGCAAGACAGGGAAGACTACCTCTCTTATGTCTCTCGCTACCCCAATTCTGGTAGTCGATACAGACCTTCGCTCGGAGTCGATTATTGGCTTCCCCGACGTAGACGTTTATCAAATCTTTCCTAACCCAACCAGTCTTACCAAGGGCTGGAATGAAGCGGTTACAATAGGAGACGAGCTATGGGAACAAGTGAGACTCAACAAACTCAAGTACAAGACGATTATCTTCGACGGACTCTCGTCACTGCGCCGACTGTGTATGCAGCATTGTTTGACGCTAACGGGTACAGGTGCCCAGAAGTTGTCTACTTCTCCTGGAGGTGGTCCAAGCCAGGCTCACTACGGCCCACACATTCATCTTACCGAAAAGTTCATCAACAAGGTCTTACCCCTTCCCGCTAACATAGCCTTTACCGGCCACTTCTATAACTTCGAAGACAAGGACACCAATAAGATGGAGTGGTTTCCGTCCGTCTTTGGCTCGGGTCTCCGCAACGAGATTGGTTCGTGGTTCAACGAGTGTTATGTCACAAAGCGTGAGAAAGGTAAGTACTATTGGCAGACTCTCGCGGACCGAAAATATACCTTCATCGGGTCCTCCCTCAATAAGCTCTGCAAATACTGGAAGGACCCAATCGAGATAGACTTCGACTCACCGCCCGTGGGTTTTGCCGACCTACTTAACCGCAGAGCAGAAAAGGAGAAAGAAGATGTCAAGTCGAACAATAGTAAACATTCATCCTGATAAGGCCCCGAGGGTGGATGTGACTAAGCTCACGTATTCTTACTCTGTCCATATCGGGGGACTTACTGAGTACACAGTTGTGTTTCTCCGAACCAAGGCTGATCTTATCAACTTCAAAAACAACTTTAACCAAGCGTATGATGCGCTGATTCGAAAGGAGAATAATGGTAGATAAAAACCTCGAACTTCTCGAACTTTATTATAACCATAAGCGTCTATTACTTGATCTTCTCGCAGTAATCCATCGAGATGGTGGTCACTATGTAGCTGAGCACGGCATAGACCAGGCTACGGAAGATGCAACTGAAATTGTAGTTAACCTTATGCACGAAAAGGAGAATCGTGATGCCAAAGTTTGAAATCAAATTAACCCTTGAGAATGCAGCTCGCAAATCTGGTGGGGATAAGTACGAAGGTTTGTTCATACACGAGAGTGGTGCAACCGCCTCAATCCAGCCTTATGTTCCCCAACTTATCTCACGTCCGGATGGTGGTAAACCTGTCCGGTAATGAACCTTACCTTGGAGTACTAACCATGCCGAGTATTTGTTCATCGTATGAACCCATCCAGGTGTTCGTATGTTCGGCCAAGCTCGTTCTTCGTACGGTTTGTTTTTCCTTGTCTATGCTTTTGCTGTTGCTTTTGCTTTTGGCGACTGGTCGCCCACTATGGGGGGTTTTAAATGAGAGAAGGTTGGAAAGCAGTTAGAAATTTCAAGAAATTCTACGTAGTATCTAATATGGGTAGAGTTTATAATGTTAGAGAGAAACATATTATGATTCCTTCTATCTGCTCAAAGGGATACCCATGCTACTCATTATTCACCAAGGATTGGGAACAGAGATCGTATAGGGGACATATTTTAGTCTGGGATAAGTTTGGTAGCAAACCCAGAAAGGGGCTTCACGTACATCACATAGATCAAGATAAAACAAATAACTGTATCACTAACCTTGAACTACTCTCGGTCAGAGAGCACACTATGCTACATAATAAAATTCGAAGAGAAAGGAGGTGATAAGAATGGATAGAGAAGAACTTGCGTGTAGATTTACTTACCATCCACCCTCAGGTGATCAACCTCATCAATACGAGGAGATACGAGGGCGAGGAAGTGAGTTTACTGCCTTGCTCATTGAATACTGCGAGGATTGTCGTGAGTTGTCACTTGCGATAACCAAGATTGAAGAAGCAGTAATGTGGGCAAACGCAGCAATCGCAAGACGTGGTGTATAGTAGTCTAACTTTCCACTAACCCTCTAACCGAGAGGATAGCCTCTCCTAAGGAGTAAGTATTATGCCAACCTTTGAAAGTAGTAAGAAAATCTCGGAAATCTCAGAACCCAAGTTGCTTCCCGAAGACTGGTACCTCGTCCGAGCTGCGAAGGACCCGAAGGAAGTTCCCAACAACGCACGCAAGGCAGGCAAAGAGGTCGTCGATGGTGGTGGAGTTAACTGGCAGATGACGCTTAGGGTTCAGCATGACAATCCTGAGTATCATGGTCGTCCGCTCATGGTTTCTCTCCCTGTTCCTTGTAACGATCTCGACGAGGACGAGAAAGTCATCGAGGAAACCATGATTAACCAGGTCTCCGGACGGACTGTCTTCGATGAGAAGTTCGAACGACTTGGCCGTTGGTGCGCAGCCTTTGGTGGCTTCGACTATGATAGCATGGGAGATGAAACTCGACTCGAGATCTCTCAGGGTGACGAGGCGATGATCTATGTCTCGCAGGGTCCTGACTTCCGAGATCCTAATCGAATCTCGAACTCGATTGACATTTTCAACTCGGTTCCAATGAAGGCCGAGTAAGGTTAACCACTTGGAGGGGCTTCGGCCCCTCCTAAGGAGAACTAATCTATGACTGAATTGAAACAAATCCACATCAAGGTTCCGATTGAGATCTACGAAGCATTCTATCGCAAGTTCCCGGGGAGAGGTGAACGAACTCAGTTTCTTCTTGAGAAAATCTGCGAGGTTATCTCGGAACGAGAAACCCATCAATGGAAGGAGGACAAATCTGATGAAACTAAACAAACTGAAGTGTCCCAAATGCGACTCCCAGGATTTTAGTGGGTTTGCCAAAGGTGACCACATTGGTATCCGCTGTCGTGATTGTGGAGCGCACGTCAAGTGGTCGAACAAGGAAGAACGTAAACTTCTTGAGGACTATGGTAATATTGTAGTGTCTACCGACCCTCATGCTACTATTGGTGATATAGAGCCGCCAACCGCATTTAAACTCGATCTTATCCTCGACCGAATTGAGGTACTTGAGGGTAAGGTTGATCAACTACTCCCCAAGCCGCGAAAGGAGGGTTCCTCTGATGGATAAGCTTGCCCTAATCATTGGGCCTGCCCCTTCGGAGCTTCCATTCGACCAGCTGCTCGTACGTCTCTCCGTCGAGCGGAATCGAACTCGGGAAGCTATCGCACGTTATCGTGCTCAACCAGCGGGCAAGGTTAGCAAACCTACGAAGAAGAAACGAAACGCAGAGATGAGTAAGCTGCTCGTCGAAACAGGCCTAACACCGGAAGAACTATCCGCACTTATTAAGGAGAGCAAAGCATGAGAGAGGTAACACAGGTATACAAATCACTCCCTGAAGAAATCATCGTTCAAGATCGTCAACGCAAAACCGCGAGAAATCGCAAATCTTTTGAAGAGTTCAAGTTCTCGATAGCTAACTATGGTCAACTCCAGCCAGGGTTGTGTCGTCATGACCCAGAGGACAATTCACTCGTTCTCATCTTTGGCGAAGGTCGACTTACCGCTTGTCGAGAGCTTGGTATAGAGTTCTCTTACACCCTTAAGGAGGATGTAACTAATGAAGTTGACCTGTACGAAATCGAGCTTATCGAAAATATTCGACGAGAAGACCTTAACTTCAAAGACAAGTGTGAAGCTATCCTCCATCTACATGAGCTCCGACAAAAGGAGAGAGGCACTACAAGTCCAGGTGCCGCAGGTGGGCATGGTGTACGTGATACAGCTAACGAACTCCACCTTTCAGTCGGTGGTGTTCAAGACGATATTAAAATTGCTATGTACGCCCGTGAGATTCCGGAGGTTGCGTCTGCGCCTAATCGTACCACTGCTCGAAAGATTATCCAAAGGATAGAGGATGAAATCTCCAGAGAGGAGGCACTCGATGATGCAATTAAAGAGGCTGAGGAGACTCAGATTGAGGTTACTTCTGTTGATGAGAATGGAGACCCACTGCCTGAGATACGAGCACCACAGTCTGATCAACAACGTCGGATTCTTGAGTATAACAACCGATGCATACTTGGCACGATGGAGGATTCACTCGAGGATCTTCCGGTTGACAGTTTTGACGTGGTATGCTTTGACCCACCCTGGGGAGTGGCACTCGATGTCGTATCAAAAGAAACTGGAACAACTAAATCTTATAAAGACGACCCAGAAAAGATTAAAGATTTACTTCCCGCCTGGCTTAAGTCCCTCTATGCTATCATGTCCGAAGACTCACATCTTTATCTCTTCTTTGGAATCGTATATCACGAGCTTATTTACTCAGCCCTTGATGGGGCAGGCTTCACTACCAACCGAATGCCCATCTTCTGGCACAAGAAGGGTTCCCACCGCACCCGAGCCCCCGAAGTCTGGCCAGGACGATCCTACGAATCCATAGCATATGCACGGAAGGGCTCCAAACCTCTTGCCAAATTCGGTATCCCAGACATTGTTACTACTCCAGTCCCCACTCCGAAGATGAAACTTAACCATCCCTCCGCGAAGCACCCAGACATTTATCGTGATCTATTCATCCGTTCGTGTGCTCCAGGTGACAAGGTTCTCGACCCAATGGCTGGCTCCGGTATGTTCGCAGTAGCTGCGGAGTCACTACGTAAGGCTCTCGCCTTGAGTTGGTATCAGATTGACGAGGATGAAGATTACCTTGTTACTCAACTGTGGAACCTGCAGCTTGGCTATCATGGAGTCTTGGGTGATAACTCTTCGGAAGGCCAGATGGTTAGAGACATACCAGAAGTTGCTGAGGACTTCCACTCTACTATTCCTGGGAGCCCTGAATGGATGAGCTATTGGCGGGCACACCCGGAGGACCAGAAAGAAATGCTTAAGTGGCAGACGTCATTAAGGAGTGGCGAAGCCGAATAACCTATAACCGTTCATCGTATGAACCAATCGAGAAAGGAAAAAGTTATGGAGATATCCACAATCGAGGAGCATCGAAGGTTAATCAAGCGTGTTGTTCTGAAAAGTATGAGTGGAATTAATTATACCTTTGAGGGTAGAACCTATCCAATAAATATAGTTGAAGTTAAAATCACAAGCAGACGTTGCTTTACTACTGGATTTGTAACAGAAGATGGTATTCTGCACATAGACCCGGCAGTTATTCAAGCAGGAAAGGAGTTATTGTGAATCTCGATAGACTTACTACTAACATAGTCCAACCTGAGGGCGACTATACCTCCCGTATCTGCTTCGTGGGTGAAGCACCTGGTGAAGAAGAAGACTTTGAAGGTCGTCCGTTTATCGGCTCTGCTGGTCAACTTCTCAAGCGGTGCTTTTCCCAAAAATCTATCATTACCTCTGATGTGATTCTCGACAATGTATTCTGTCAGAGACCACCTAAGAACAACATAGGGTATTTCTTCCGTGACAAGTCGAATAAGTTTCTTACCTGGGAGGGTGAGGAACACATCGAGATGCTTAGGCAGCGGCTTACCTCACTCTATGAGTCCTCGTCAGTCAATGTGATCGTCGCCTTGGGTGCCACAGCACTCCGTGCGTTAACTGGTCGGTCGAGGATTACCAAATGGCGAGGGAGTGTCTTACCCTGTACTCTCGTCGAGGGGTTCAAAGTGTATCCGATGAATCATCCCTCAGCCGTTAATCGGTCACAGCAGGAGATGCGAGAGCGTAAGCTTACTGGTGAGAAAAAGAAGCGAGCGCTCAACCTTCTACCTACCTTTCTTCTTGATCTTGACCGAGTGCTTGAGCAATCTCATTCCCGTGAGTTCCACCGACCGCCTCGTACCTTCGAGATCAATATGTCATTCGAGCAAACAATACAGACTCTTGAGCAGTTCACACGAAACTCTACTGACTGTTCTGTCGATATCGAGACTCTCCCTGATGTCACTGGTCCCATCGTTTGGATGATAGGGTTCTCTCCATCACCAGAGATCTCCCATACTATTTACTTTATCCGTGGAGGTGGATTTGCCTGGCCAGAGAACCTTCACGCGAAGATACTTGTCGCAATCTCTCAGTATTTTCTCTGTCCTGCTAAGAAGATATTCCAGAATGGAGGGTATGACTTAGCTGTTCTCGGTCGTTACTATGGCCTACGCCTTGCCCCCGGTACCTTCGAGGACACCATGTGGGCTCACCAATCAAACTATCCCTACATCAATATGGGACTTGCTAACCTTGCGTCTATCTACACGTGGGAGCCGTACTATAAGGACGATGGTAAGGTTCACTTCGGGAAGCGGTCGTCTGACAACGCTGAGGGAGTCTATAACGGGCGGGATTGCTGTGTGACTAAAGAAGTTCTCCCTATTATCAGGCGTGATGGGCGAGAACTCGGCACCTCTCAGAATTACGAACGTACGCTCTCTGTGTTCCCTGCGCATCTTGCTATGACTCTCCGTGGGGTGAAGATTAATGTTAATGCCAAAGAGCATTTGGCCACAGACTTTCTCCATAAGTCACGGTTCCACCAAGAACAAGTTAATCTCAAATGTGAGGGAGTCTATAACCTTAACTCAACTGATCAAAAGTCGAGACTTCTTTACGGTTATCTCGGTCTCAAACTTCACTACAGTCGTGACACCCACAAGGTTACTACTGACAAAGAAGCTCTGCAGAAGCTCCACAAAGAGTATCCACCGACGGCCTTCCAGGGTGAGATAGTTAAGCACATCATCGACTACCAAAAGTTTGCCAAGCTCTCGCAAACCTATACCGCTATGCAAATAGACACAGATGGACGAGTTCGGACTGCGTATGGGTGGGTTTCAACTTGGCGTACTAACTCGTCGGGTTCTCCGTTCGTCTTCGATTTTGATAAGAAGAAGCAGGCAGGAAGTAACCTCCAAAATATCCCCGTGCGCTCTGAGGAGGGTCGGATGGTTAGGAAGCTATTCATTGCAGACGAAGGTATGGTCTTCCTTGCCTCGGATCTTCGACAAGCTGAGGCTATGGTGGTAGCCTGGGAAGCAGAGGACCTCGCCAAGATCGAGTTGTTCCTTGATGGGTCTCTTGATGTTCACTGGGAATATGCCAAGGATATTTTTGATATACCTAAAGATACTAAATATTTAGCTAAAGATGGAACTTTTACTGATAGATATACAAGTGTTGAGCATACTCATAAAGAGTACCGAGACTTAAGTAAGACTACTCGACACGCAACCAACTATGACGAGGGACCTTATAAGTTCCAAGCAAGTCTAATCAGCTTTGGCTTCCATTTACCCTTCTCGACCTGTCGAGACATCCTTGCCGGTGCTAAGTCTAAAGACCCAATGCTCGCAGAGTGGAAGCGTAAGATTCGTGAGAAGCTCCAGGCTGACCGATACCTGATCTCCTCGATTGGTGACAAGAGACTCTGTCAGGCTCGACTCAATGATGACACCTACCGAGCGTTCTATGCCTTCTCACCTCAGAATACTGTTGGGCGAATCCTCCAAGACGCTGCACAGGAAATCCATACTCGGCTCCCATACGTGGAACTACTCCTCAACATTCATGATGAAGTTATTGTTCAACTTAAACCCGAGGACATTCCACGAGCGATCATTGACATTCGCTCAGCTATGGAACGTCCACTAATCATTCATGGTCGAAGTCTCACCATCCCCTGTGACTTCAAGACTGGTCCAAATTGGGGAGAGCTAAAGGAGATCAAAGGAGATTACCAATGAAGTATAAACTTACAACCACCAGCTCACAAGTATTTATAAGGCGAGCACAATTTACTAACCCTGAATACTTCCAGCATTTATATTGTCCATTCGCTCCTCAATCTGTCCAGTGTGGTGAGTGGTGTCCTCACTTTGATGTTGAGGACTTCCTTGGGAAGGCCCGAGTATCAATTACTTGTACCCCAACACGTAGGCTCATTGCGATAGACTCAGAGGAGGGCTTATCCCTTGGCTCGTAAATGTGAAGACTGGTTATGGACATTGCTCGACTATGTAGAAGAAACCGAGACTCCTCGTCACTTCTGGCTTTGGGGAGGGATCTCAACTATTGCCTCAGCTGTGCAACGTAAGGTGTGGCTACCCTGGGGACGCAAAAAGCTCTACCCGAATATGTATATCATCTTAGTCGCACCCCCTGGTGAGTGCCGGAAAGCATCTCCCCTCGAATTCTCCGAAGACGTACTCAAAGAGATCGACATTCCTCTCTTCGCTGACTCTCCAACGAAGCGTGCGCTAACCAAAGCTCTCGACAAAGTCCGTGGTACCCAGATGTTCCGCCCACCCCAGATAGGCAATACTCCTTCGCCGCCCATTCTGCATAGCTCTATGACGATAGTCAGTAAGGAATTTGGCTCGTTTGTTGCTGTCGACCCCAAGGCTATGATTGACGCACTCACTGATTTGTGGGATTCCCATGACTCGTGGAAGTACGAGACCTCAGGTGAGGGCGAAGATATTCTTCGTAACCTCTGTATTAACGGATTCTTTGCGACTACCCCTGGTTGGATAGCCGAGAATATGCCAGAGCAAGCGATAGGTGGTGGGTTTACTACTCGACTCATCGTCGTTACCGCTGCAGATAAATACAAGTGGCTTGCCCAACCACCGGAACCAGACCCAAAACTTTACGCTCGACTCAAGCATGATCTAAAGAATATCAAAACTAATCTCATCGGTGAGTTCTCCTGGGGTCCAGATGCTTATGAGTACTATGAAGCCTGGTATATGACACTTGAGCAGCAGACTAAGAACCTCAAAGATAGGCGACTGCGTGGAAACCTCTCCCGTATCCATGTCCAAGCAATCAAGGCTGCTATGGCTATCCACATCGCTTATTCCGACGAGCTGGTCATTTCACTTGGCGACATTGAGAAGGGTATTAAGCTCAACCAAGAGGCTCTCCGGACAGCGAGTTCTGCGTTCGAAGGTCATGGTCGGTCGAAGACCTCAGTTGATACTGAGAAGATTATTACTCAATTACGTATCCATGGGGAGATAGAGTTCAGAGATTTGCTCGCAATCAACTTCCGTGATACAAACAAACCGGAGCTAATGCTGGTTCTCGACACAATCGAAGGTATGGGGACGGTTCAAATCGGGAAGGTTATCGACCAGTTTGGTGCTCCACAGTATCAGAAGATTAAGTGGTTAGGTGGAAGTTCAACTGACCAAGGTGGTAAGCGTCGTTCCCCACTAAAGATTCTTAATCCAACTAAATCGGTTCAAACGATGAACGAATCGAGTGAAAAGGAGAAAGGCTAATGGCTGAAAGAAGATTTGACCAACTACTTGATATGATAGAAAACCTTAATCGTCGAGTCGTCCTTCTTGAGAAGCAACGTTCTTCTACTCTTGAGCTTCTTGACACAGTGTTTATGGATGATGCGAGGGCGAGACATCTTAACTCGAATCCCGCAACTCGGGACAAGATACCTGTTATCGCTTCGGACGAGGTTCCTGAGGGTGAGATTTGGTTTATAGATGAGCGAAAGCGGTATAAGGCTGTATGGGAAAAAGATGAAGCTACCGATGAAGCTACCGATACTGATGCCGATGAAGGTTGTTCTACCTCTCCGGAGGACTCCAGCGAATGACTGCTTTACCAACTCCTTTACCTCCTTCTTTCATTCCACCTCTGATGAATTGCTTAAGCTGCAGCCCACCTGGGGCAAATGCTACCGCTGTCCAACCGAGAGCTTTGATTCGTCGACCTACATCTTTTGGTTCACTTGCTCCGACAGCTACTCCACCCATCTCAGTAGCAATCAATCCGAGTTTCACTATCGGCTCCCACATAGGTGGCCAAGGAATTCCTTCTGCCCCCATTGGGAATGGTCCGAGGAGTGTTGATCTTCTTGCAGTTTGGGTTCCCCACAACTCACGCATAGCAGTATAGCCTATAGCCTGTGGTATCATCCAAGCCATAACACCTTGTAGCTTTTTATCTGCGTATCCTTGGGTCATCCACTTGTGCATGAGGGTTCCATAGTTCATCCACCAAGATTGAAAGATTGTTGCAGTCCTTCCTGGAGCTCCGAAGATATGAGTCACGAGGGGTGCATCAGTACCTCCATAGAGGAATTGAGTATCCCCTACTACATCACGAATAAACGTAGCTTTGGCATCATCAAACCTTCCAGCTTTCAATGTACTCTCTAACTCACTCTTCATCCAAGGATGACGTCCATTAGCACCTACTTTCTCCATGAAGTTGTCAACCATTCGTTGAACTCGTTTCGTTGGATTAAGAAATGCGTCAGGTTTGATATTTTTTAACCCAGACTTGGCGAATACGCTCTCCCATTTACTCATTGCCGCTCCACCAGTGACATATCTATTCCACCTATCACTATTCTGGAAGAGCCACATCGACACGTCTCGTACTTCTTCCTTAGATGGAACATCAACCTTCCCGATCTTTTTTCCGAACTTAAAAATCTTTGGGGTTCGTCTTAGCTCAGGTGCATAGTCAGTTATTATTCCGATTGACTTAAGGTATTTTCTTCCTACCTCAGAGAACCCAATCTTATAGCCTTTTGCCAAGTGTTGAATATTCTTTAGCCCACCCATATCTGCAGGCACGAGTAGCAATGGTTGAAACAAGTTTCTCATTGCTGAGAATGGTTTGAACCCAAGGAATCCCATATAGGTTAGATCATTTATGTTCTGGCTTAATCGCATTACTCGGAATGGGTCCCACAGTCCAGTTCCACCGAAGGCTCTTTGGAGATTCCCTACCGAGTGCTCGAGCATTTTCCCTGCCCACACATCTCCTCTCGCGGGTAGATTAAGAATTCTCGCATACCATTGCTCTACTATATTCTTCCATTCTTGAGGGAGTCCCTTTGCGAACTGAGCAACTTTCTGTAGGTCCTGATGTAAGAACATCTCTTTGGCTTGCGCTCGAATTCGACTATGTATAAGGTTCTCAAATTCCAGCCTCTTTGCTGGGCCAGCTTCAGCAACTCTTGCTCTCGTGTAGAAAGTTCTGAGTTTGCCACCAATAGTACCAAAGATTTCTTCTGTGGCACGAGCTCCCCTTTCCCCTAATCTGGGCATATAGTTTTCAAGGTATTGAAAGAATTGTCCCTTGTCCGATAGCTTAAACTCCTTAGCCAGATCATCCATCCAGTGGACTTGCTCAAACTTCCCGTCCTTGAGCTTCCTCCCATTACGAAACGTAGCCTCTCCTCGGTCTTGGAACCAACTTGCCACAGGGTTACGCTTTTGTTGGGTGAGCATTCCCTTAACCTCATCAAATACCTTGTTGATCTCAGCGAGCTTTTTATCTGACCCGAAGCCTGCTTTACTCGAGAAAGCGAATCTGATCTTAGAGCTGACTGTCTCCATGAACTTCTCACTCATCCCTCGGCCAACAGTATTCAATCCTGCTTTTTCAAACACGTCTCCGAGTTTCCAAACAAACCGTTCTGCATAGAGCTTATCCCAATGAGAACGTGTGACATCAACCAATCTTCCTACGGTTGTCTTATCAACTCCGGAAGCTACTCCGTCGAAGACATTGGCTATCTTCTCTCTGAGTATCGCTACTTGTCTCGGGTCTTCTGCTTTCGCTATCTGTCCCATCCAATCGTCTACCTGACTCATAACCTTAGCCGAGGCATCTGCTACATCTTTAGTGAACAGCTTAGTTCGGACAACTCTACCTCCCTTGGTGGTCTTCATAAACCCTCGTTCGATCAGCATCTTCTGGAGTTCAGCAACCTTCTCTCCAGTGTAGACGTTGGTTCTTCCGAGTGCGTCTTTGACTGGCTTGTAGATAAATCGGTAGGTTCCCATCAAGTCGTCACCATAACCAAACACTTGGCGAATAGGTCGAAAGAGATGGGCGACTACTGGTCTCGTCATTTGAACCACAGACTTGAGGCCGATTGGATTCTTGAGTATGTCGTCGGTAAAATTAACTAACTCTTTATCTGTTGCGGTAGCAAAAGTCTTACCTCTTGCACCGAGCTTTCCGTAGAACCGGTGGGCCTCTGCTTTGTAAATGGTCTCAACGTGTGTAGCGTCGATCTTACCCTTCCCGAAGATACGTTGTTTCCTCACTGCTTGGCCGAACTCTTTTATTAGGTGACGATTTCTTACCGTCTCGGGAGAGTAGTCAGCCAGTCCTCGAAGAACATCCTTCCGAAGTCGATATTGCACATAAGGCTGGCCGGGTATATTCTCAATCATATCGAGGAATCTTTGGCTTGGCTTCCCCATAGCATTGACAACTGCATCCTTGAGCATGGTTCCTTTCCCATGCAGGGCTCCGACAACTGCTTGAGCCTCTACGTTCTTTAGTCCTATATCCTTAGTCAAGAATTTCCCTGCAACCTTTAGATAGTTTTGGCTTGTCCATCGACCAATATCCTCGATTGGTGCCATCTTAGGAGTCTGTTTAAGTCCAAGTAATCCTCGCTTGGTTAGATTATATCCTGCTTTGACTCCCTTCCCAACTCCTTTAGCAATCAAGCCTCCGCCTAACCAAAGTGTTGCTCCGAGAGTTTCCATTGCGAGAGCTTTGTTTTGGTCACCTTGGCTCATAGCGTAGTACTCTTCCCGATCTTCCTCACGAAAATATTTCGCAAAGGGAATGAAGTCCAGATTCTGCCACAACTTATCAGCAAACCAGAGTGGTCCGACAGTCTGATACGGTATCGGGAACTTGTCAAACTGTTCCTGAAAGGGGAGCTTTCTCTTTCCAAGTGGAGCTTTACCAGCCTCTCCTCTAAAGTTAAACTCACTCAGATCTATTCCCTGTTCCACTTGATCGGTTCGTTCATTGAACTCATCCTCGGATTGTTCATCCGCGAAGTTGAATTCATTTAAGTTTATCTCAGCCACAGGTTATTCTCCTTTAGAAAGTTCCACCTGATTCTTCTCTTCGTTTTGCTCTTACCAACCTCAAATACTCTGTTGCAGTTTGAAGGTCACCCAATGCTCTGCCATTGAACTCATTATAAACTTGGTCCTCAACCGTGTCATAGTACACCATCGTGCCCTGTATGTCAACCAAGTCTCCAGGACGAGCGATTAGTTTCCCTAAATCTCGATCCTCTGTAAACCAGTTTACCACCGGCCAGTCTGTCCAATCAGCTGGCTCTTCAGCCAAATGAATAAGGTTCATTGCATACCTTGGCTTGAAGTATTCCGCAGAGATTTGGGGCCAGTTATCACCACGTTCCTGTCGTCTCTTTACTTCTGCTACCGGAGATCCTTGGCGTTTCTCCCTGTCCTCATTGCTTAGATCTTCCCAACCACCCCACTGAGAAATAAAATTATGTAGCTCTTTATTCTCTGGAAGTCGCTTCTCGGAAATATCTCTGGCGGTTACATTTCCCTTAAGGTCTGTAAAGTTTGCAACAGTACGCTCAATACCACCAGTGGTTACTGTGCGAGAGCTTGCATAAAACCCTCCATCTGTAAGCAGCTTCAGTAGTGGAATATTTCCAGCCTTCGCCATATCCTTAAGTCCAAGCAACTCCTCGGTTACAATCTGACCACCATTCTCGGTAGACAAATATATCCCTTCCCCTACTGACTCAAGAGGCTGAACAGTTGGGCGAGTACCCGTTGCAATACCACTTCTATCCGCGAGCCAGTTCTTATCATATGTTACTTGTTTAGCCCAAGCGTGCGGTTCTGTCTCTGGGTCAGCAGTTATTGACTGTCTTGGGTTTGTTTCCTCAAACCGCCGTACTTTCTGTGCAACCTCACTAAACGGACCAGTTCGCAAAACCGACATAGCGAGTGCTCTTCCCTCAGGACTTAGCGATCCTGGGTATCTCATCATCTGCTCTTCGATATTCCTCTGGAAAGCTACATTATCATTCTTCCCAGCAGCAGTATGTAGATCAATCATTTTATACAAGAATGCTTTTTCTCTGTCCTCAGCATACTTCATCTCCTTGAAGTCTGAGTCAGCTTCTTGCCTCCCCTCCTTCTGTACATCGAAGGCAAACTGTCGGTCTGTTCTCTGCCCAGCAATCTCGTCTTGTTCCTGCTCATAATCAAACTTCTCGAGCTCGAGGTTATGTTTGCTCACAGATATAGCATCAGCAAGCTCTGAATCTCGACCACCACTGCTGCTTCTCCTACCACGACTACTTGTTCTTGGTAGAAACTTCATCTTAGCTGCTTTTATCCTTGCCAGGAAGCTCATCATACTATTACCTCCGCCAAGATTTAAGGGCGGATACCCTAAGCTTAGATTTGCCATAACTACTCTCCTTACATCCAGCGATTTTGTTTGTACTCGATATGTCCACCCCGATTACCCTGTCTCCACCAAGCGTCCATTCCGCCAGTCCTGTCCGAAAAAGCCGAGTGAGTTGCCATTCCGTATGGAGCACGAGGACCTGTTGGACCAAGCTCTTTCTCAAGGACCCGTTTCTCGAGATCAAACTTCTGCCAGGCCATACTGGTTTGCTCACCATACAACCACTGCATGTAGTTCTGCTCCTCACGTCGAAGTTTAAGGTCCGCGTCAAACTGGGTCCTTTCTAACTCCAACCTCTCGTCAGCAAGTCTTGTCTCTTCGGTGAGCTTCTTTTCCTCGAAGCCACTCATCCACTCGAACTGACGACTTGCCAGAGCTTGTTGGATATCAAACTGTCGTTGTGTTTCCTCCAATCCTTCGTAGAACTGATCCATCGAGCTCAAATATGCTGCTCGTTTTTCTCCCTCGGCTCGAGCTTGCTCGGTGTTCAGCTTCTCGCCCTCTCCTCTTGGTAGGAATGTTGAAAGATCTCCAAAACCCATGATTTATTCCTCCTTACTCGAATACTCCTCGGTTGATTGTTCTTGCGACTGCGCTTGTAAAATCTTGGTAGATAACCTCAGCCCTACTTGAAGTTTCATTATAAAGCACTACACCGTGGCCTGCATCAGGACCAGCAATATAAGTTTGAACCCAATCACCACTTTCATTCGTGGCATACCACTCATAAAATAAAGGTCCAGAACCATTTCTAACTGTATAGCTTAAGTGAATCTTCCCTGCGTTATTGATCTTAGCCTCAACAAATAGTGGCCCGTAAGAACAAGCGAAGAGCGTCGAGAGTACCCAACCACCCCCAGCATCTGTCGCTTGCCTAACATTTAATCCATCACAGAAGAATATATATACATCATCTCCAGGGGTAACAATAGACGCAGTTTCACTTCCATCAGTGTCCTCTCCATGATCGGTTAGTGACCAGGATCCCCAACTACCTTCTGCAGTGAGCAAATCTCCGTCTCCGCCCCCACTATACGCTATCGTTATATCATCATTAGATTTAATTACTGCACTAATTTTGATAAATGACAAAGCGTTAGATGCAATAGTCTCTATATTCCACCCCCCAACAGAATCTTGGGCGTGACGAAGTGAATAATCTCCACCGTTCTTAACACAGTAGATACAATGGGCATAACCACTACTATCAAGAAAGACTTCTCCCCCAGCATTAGCATACATAACTGTTTGACCAGTCTCTAAATCTGTGGTAGCCCACCCACCTGAATTCTCTGCGTAAGTAACCTTTACTGACCCAAAGGCTCCTGAATTATAGAGAACATGGATATTATCTGACCCATCAACATACAAACTTGCCAACTTGTCGGGCTCAATAGGAGCACCTTCGTCTTTAATTGACTCCTCAAGCCAAAGACCACTAACATTTGTTAAATATCTTGCGTGGGTTCCGTAACCGAAGAGAATATGAGTAAACTCACTCGAATCTATTCCTGCTGCAAGTCCAAGTTCTACGTTATTAGCGTCATAAATAACTCCAATTGCCCATCCTGGGTATGTGTCACAACTCATATCAATCTCATCAGTCCATGCGTTTCCCCAGCCATCTATGAACGAGATAAGAAATACATTTTGTTGCTGATCTGCGTCCGCTAAAATACTCATGAGTCTTCCAGTATCATCCACTGACCACTTTGCAATCGCTCCTTTAATTACTTCAGGGTCTAAGAATCCTGCTCCGGCTTCTTCGGGTCCGCCTATAATTCTAACCTCTGCCCCAGCAAAACACTCTATACCAATGGTACATTCAGCTGGTGAGTACAAACAAACTACTCCCCCAGGTCCAGGAACAGGTGGTGGGACTTCTGGAATATTTGGACTCTGGTGCATATCACCATACTCACCGGTTCTATACGGTTTCTCATACATACTCTCAAGTTCGAGAGAACTTTTAAGAAATCTCGCGGGAGCACGGTAGAATTCGCTTACCCCCATCTGTTTCCGCTGATATGGTTTCTTAGCTGAACTTACCATAACCTCTATCCGTTCATACGGTGAACTGTTACTGGTTAATCGGTCGAATCACCTCAAGTTCGTAGAGGAGTGACCAAATTTCAAACTTCGAGTCCATTGTGTTAGAGATTATCTCTATCTCCATAGCCCAACAGTTATTTATACTCATGATAAGGAAATCTACTACAAGGTTATAGCCTGAATTTACCATAGACATTGCAGCAGGAATTGATTCAGTTACTCCCGTTGTCGCAAGATTCTTGTAAGTTTTTGTGGAAAGAGTCCCTGCTGTCTGTGCTCTAAGCTCTGCCCACAGTTTTCGGAAAGTAAACTCAAGACTTGTACCACCTTCCTCGAACGCACCGAAACCTCGAGACTTGATTGAGAACTGAATTATTACATCTGCGTTAGAGCTATTCTTATCAGAGGTATCAGTTTCTAATCTCATCACAAATCCAGCACTACTTGCGCCATAGGTATAGTTCCGGTTATCTGTTCCAAGAAGATTAAGTCCTGTTACTAGATTAATTGATCTATCCCAAGGGGGATACCATTCATCTGAGGCATAGTTATAAACTAATTCTCCATCACTTGGAGTCAGCAGATGGTATTCATTGTTTATAGGATCAGTAAATGATTGGAGATCATCCAAGTCCGCTGCTGGAATAGCCGTGGCATACTCTGGGTCAAAGAAATGTTTCACAGGGCCGGAGATCTTTTTTGGTTTTCTCCCATCGAGTGCATACACTCCATCTACTGCCTGCCAGATTGCAACACTCTGTCGCTCATCCTCATGCATTCCGGGAGTACCAACCTCTGCAATCTGGAGTGCTTTCGGAGAACTTATCCCAATCCGATCTGAGATCTCAAGACTTCCGAAGGTAGCAGGTGAGTACCCTTCCATTAGATAAACACCTGAGGCTTTCATGATAAGTAACTCGTTGTAGAACTTGCCGACTGAGAGAATTCTATCCTTCCCTCCAAATGGGTCAGTGTACCCTGAGTCACTTCCAGAGAAACAAAATGGTTTGTTCTTTGCTGAGTAATGGAGTCGGTTATCATCTTCCCAAGTTACTAATCGTCCTTTAAACTCAATAACTCCATATGCAGTAGTAAGTATCTCTGGTACAGCAGCATAAAACATTGCATAGATTCTTACATCCACACTTAGTGCTGCGTCCCAACTAATCCTATACCAGTAACCGGGAAGATCATCACCCTCAAAAGTTCGTCTCCGGGGAACTAAACTTGCTCCATCCCAGAGAATCTTTCCGGTTTGTGATAGGCCATTTGTCCCCCCTGAGTCAAGTGTTGAGTCGGTAAGTGTCCCAACTGTAACAAATGAATCCCCATCCCAGTGCTCAATCAAATCCACCTGGGCATCTGCAGTATTTCCATAGCCTGTTGCAACACCCAAACCTACACCAGTTGCTGGTTCAGGCGTCTTAAAGTAAAGATAGTCTCCTGTTGCTGCCTCACTTATTTCAATATACTGTGAGTCAGATTCATTTGTTACCTTTCCAAGACATTCCTGATACTCAGTTTCTGACACATCATAAAACCTTGCTCCGATTACCCAATCCCAGGAACCATTCCATTTATTACTGAGTAAGTCTGCATCAGATTTGCAGGTTAAACTCTTGACAGTAACTGGTCCTGACAATGCGCCACTCCAGGTAATCTTATACGCATACCCCTGGATATTTCCAACAACAGTTAGTGTATCACTTGTTGATCTATCCCAGGTAACCGTCCCATCTTGAGCAAGAGTAGTTGTCCCTCCAGTTTCCGTCCCATCGCTCAGATTACTTACACCAGTATACGTTCCACTCCGCATCGCGCTAACTGTCATTGTCACTGCATTAGAGTTAACATCTCCAAGATCAAATACTAATCCCTCACATCGTTCTTGAGTTACAACTATTGCATAATCTGCTGCAGCTTCAAGAATCAATCCAGTAGTATCTGCTCTTCGATCTCTTACCTCATTAGTATAATCACCTAATGCACTCGAGCTATCATCATAAGAAAAGAATCCTAGTGGGCTAACCGCTATTCCGCTATATACAACAGGCCTCCCACTTCCATCAGCATAAAACCAATGCTCTCCAACCACACACGAAAACCCTGGGGTAGTCCCAACAGTTACTCCCAAGTCTGTTCCAAAGGTAGTTCCACTCGCAGGTGGGTCATTAGTCGCATCAAGTAACTTTGAATTCACCTGAGCAATAAAATGGTAATCGTCTTGGAGAGGGTTCAGATACCTATGCAAACTCTTAACAGCCGCACCACTTTCCGCAGCGGTAGTGTTATTTAGCGTACACCCCTTTCTTCCTTTCCACCCACCTACCTCAGAAACCTTACGAACATTTTCTCCATCTGAGATTCCGCCTTTGGGCAGTAACATACTTGGGCTTACCCCATCATAAACCCCTATGAATGGTTCCTTTCGTAGTTCTGTTACCATTACGCATAGTCTCCCATAAGTCTCGTTCGTAGGGAATTCTTTAATCGCTGACTACACCAATCTTCAAGGGTATTCTGTGCTTCTCTCAACTGTGCATTCCAGAAGCTAAAATACGCTTGGTCTGCGTTAGAACTTGGCTTAGCCATTAATCCCATTGTAGCATGAATTATCATCAGATCACAGGCTTCACGGGGTAACACACTCACTAAGCCATAAATCGAGCTCGTCGAGTATGTTCCAGTAACCACACAAGCTCGAGTACTTGCGGTATAATCAGTAATTGTATCTCGTGCGGCTGAGCCTGTTCCACTCACTATCTCGATGGTCATATTATTATAGTAATCATCCTGCAATGAGTGTTGGTATGCGTCAGCCAGAGTTAAACTTGCTGCTCCCCCCGCACCTGCTGTCCCAAAGTGTAAATCTGGAATCCTTCTCTCGTACCAAAGATACACATTCCCAGAGAAGTTCTCATTGTTTATCTCAATACTTCCCTCAAGCAAATATGCATCATCAGCACCACCATCAAAGTCAACTCCAATGATTCGAGACGCTCGTCTTTCTCGGACTGTAATATTTATAGGAATCTCAAGTCCAGTACTAACCTGCTCCATATACACAGGTTTCCCACAATCAGCAGGAAGGGTAACCACACCACTCGCTGGAGTAATCGTCTCCCTCTTGAGAAACCAATCACCCACAGTTTGGCTGATCAAATGATACGCCTTCCGTTGACCCGCATTGAGCTTCCTCAGTATTGCCAAGTCCGACCAATGAGCCGCAGTACTCTCACCAATATTATCTCGGACTTCCTTCTGCATTTCATAAGCGTTCATAGCTTACTCCTTAGTAATTGATCTGAAACTTCTCGAGGTCTTGTTCACTTAACTCGAAGGTTGGACTCTCAGGAGCGTTTTCCATCATCTGCTGTGTCATTCCTTCTGCTTCCTGGAGCATTTGTCTTACTTGGTCAGCCTCCATCAGCTTGACCTCCATAACATTCTTGAGCATCTCACCAACCTTCCTTACCTTCTTATAGTTCTTCACGAAGGCAATAGTTTCAGGGGTTAGTTTGTATTTTTCTACCTTAGCTTCTGGCATTATATCACCTCCAAGATTTTGTCAACTTTTGAGTCTTCCACGTACCAGTCTTTTGGGACCTGACTCGTAAGTGTAAACAAAGGCCCCCAGGCATCTTGTGCCATTGCGAGAACCTTTGCCTTAAACGCTGCTTGTCGTCTCCGACGCAACTGGTTGTTATGTTCCTCAAGATAATCCAGAATCTTCTCTGGACCAATCTGCAGGTGCATTTGGAGATTAATCAGTACGTCCTGCCCGAGCTCTCGATAATCCTTACCTTGGGTTTGTACTCGGCTTACCATATACGCAGGTCCGTTCTTTGGTATCTTCCAGATCTCCCACTTCTCACAGCCCCAATCCCAAACCACGTCAAGTTCTTTGTCCAACGTCTTGAGCTGTCGCCTGAATCCTTTGTCGGGCGTCATTACTACATGGTTAGTTTTTTTGAACTTCGTCGAAGAGTAGGATGTCGGCGCCAATACCTCCGCGTGGTATTTCCCCCAAGCCGGGTCCTTCGGTGTTACTACGCTCTTGGACGGTAATCCAGCTGTCGATTTCGTTGGGGTAGAGATATTCGGTTCGTTGCTCATAATCTTTATCCTTATGACCACTACTATTGTAGGTTTTTGGATTAGGCATTGGAGGCCCTTCCAGATAATCACTCCAAGAATCATCACCCGTAGCTTCGTGATGCTCATACGCCCACTCTATCCATTTACGAATTATCGAAGGTTGAAGAACCTTTGGTGTGCCACCAGGGCGAGTCCGTTGGGTCAGAAAAAGTGCGTTAATCAGCTCCTCTTTCATATCCCAGGCAAGCTCTTGTGCTTTCTCATCCCATTTATCAGACGGATGATACACATTCTCAAATTCCGTGCACCCCCGCTTGAGGATTAACTTCACTCCTGGAAAGTCCATCTGCACCTTCCGGAACATTTTTCTTCCTCCAGCGAGGCCTTTATCCATCGGAGCATACCAGAAGGCTCGATAGCCTCCAATTCCACCTGTCATGGGCCGAGTTTCCAGCCCACACTTGCAGTTGTAATCTGACATTGCCTGTTTCTCATTCACGTCAAACAGTCCTTGAAGCGTCTTGATCTTCATGACAACCTTCCAGCATTGTCGACAACCTTGAGGGATAATTCCATACTTCTTGAAATAGATATGCCATACTGCGCATTGTCTATCTGCAACCTTCCGATGATGTAACCAGGGAGTTGCAACATAAACGCTCTCGAGAAGCACAACAGGCTCACAGTCTTTCGTATAACGGATTTTGTAGTCATTTTGTATAGGGGTAATAATATCTATACTTGTAAGTTTATCGTAGAGGGCCATCCAATACCTCGATTCGTTCATACCATGAACCGTTAAAGGTTAAACCGGATTCGCTGCAGCAATGTTCCTGCTTCTCTGCCGGTGAGTTTGTGTTGCTTCGATCTCATACGCCAGCTCGATTGCCAGGAGTTTATTCTCGTCACTTGCTCCACCCCCATCATCATGAAGCTCAATACTGAGTGCGTATAGAATGTCGGCGGCCTCAATGTAACTCTCCCAGGACAGATCATTCCAAGCGGTTACTTCAAGACTCGGATTGGTTGTTGAACACAGATGCGCAGCAAAAGACGTAGATTTATCAGCCCCTGCCACAAACTCTGATAATGCTTCCTGCTTTTTGAAAAACTTGCTGGTCCAGATAAACTCAGGACTATCCGCACCCGCAGCTGCGTGTTGAAAGTAAATCCTCCCTAACACCTTCTTGTCCCGATTAAGATCTCTTGGAATCGCCATGATATGACAGATTTCGTCTGCGTCAGTCATAGGCAGTCCAACGATCTCACTTGTCGTAATCGCCTCAATGGTCGGGGTTCCCTGGGACAGTGTCTGAGTATGAGTACCAGTATTATCCAGTCCCTGAAACGCTCTGAGGGGGACATAGATTCTTCCCTCTTTCCATCCTATTGATTTGTCTCTGATTGGCATTTGCCTCTCCTTTAATTACCGCCCACCCACCCAGCATTGGTTCATACGTCGAACCGTTGCTAATTAAAGTTTAACTAATCCTATAGATCGTAATCCAGATCGCAGATCACGCCCTGGGAGTTACGACGCGAGGTACCGAGTTCCGCATAGCGAAACAACACTGCCTCGTATGCATCTTTTCCGGAGATACGGCTCAGAATTGCTCCGTCTTTCTGCATCCAGTCATAGTCTGACATCCGGTAAACCTGAATGTCTTTCGTGGTCAGAAAGTAAATCTCTCCGTCAATAGCATCGTTGTCAACGGTTAGTGGAATGCCGTTAAACTCGAGGGCCTTCCACCCACCATCCAGGGTCATGGTATTCACATACCTCCGGTCTGCGATACACAGCTCCTTGTATTCCCGGCGGAGCGCCCGAGTCGTGAGGATGATATCCGGACCGTAGTCCTTACCCGCACTCTCCTCAACCTTATCAAACATCCTGTCCATCATCTTGAAGGTGAGGCTTCGTTGACCAGCATACCGAGTACCCGCAGTATGTTCATCAGTGTGGGATTTGAACCAGGTGTAGGTGGCAACAGCCAGACCCTGGAGCGGGTCATTAACCGTAAAGCCGGTGTTGGTTCCGTCGAAGCAGACGATTTCATCCAGATCTTCGTCTGTAACAATCCCTCGGATGCCCATCATTTCCAGGCGTTGTGCTCCTGCGGCAGTCGATGCGTTGCAGGTTACGAGAGATGCAGGTCTCACGTAGAATGTTCCTGCAGCTTCGGTGACACCTGGGTCGGTCACAGTCACCGTATCATAGGCTGCAACAGTATCCACTACAGCCGAGACTGCAATGTCAGTGGCGTCAACGGTTAGTACTGTCATAACCGAAGAACTTGCGGTGATTACCACTGGAACCGCAGCGTTATTCCCATCAGGTTTAATGTACTTGGCCCCAAATGTCGAGCCAAACCCATCAGACCCTACCGAGTTGCTACGGTAGCTCTTCTGAACCGTGTAACTCGTACCACTGCCGGTTGAACGCCACCTTGCGAGAACACCATATCCGGAGCCCCACATTTGGCGGTTGTTCTCAACCATGAAATCCCTCACACAGCCGGTAATTTCATTGTCTACCGCCTTGGCATAAGATCCTTTCTCGTCGCGAGTTGCGGCGATGGTCGGGCCAGTAAAGCTCACTCGCCCATAGTTGTACTTCATCGGGACAGTACAAGTTTTGTGTTTCTGGTAGTTGGCATCCGGAAGATCTCCTCCGTCTGCCCGCGCACCCGTGCCAGTAGTTCGGCCGTAGTGCATGTTAATCGTAGCCTCCTTCCCGCTGACATCTTCTTCATTGGTCTCGAGAATATCAGCCAGAATCGTATCATGATTCAGCTGCTCCCGAATGGCCGGAAGATAGAAGCGTTTTAAGACTTCGTCGTAGGTTGATAGATTCGCATAAGCCATTGGATTTACCTCCTAAGGCTTGAACCCCTCGAATTTGTTAAAGAATGCTTTGGTAGCCTGAACTGGAGTAATCGAGTCCTTCTCACCTTTCTTGAATGAGAGCTTCTTCTCGTGTGAAATTGCGGCAGCTCCGCCTGAAGGGTCCTGTTCAAAGGCCGCATTTTCGTTTGCCTTCTCGATATCAATATTATACTTCTTGGCAAATTCCGCTTCCAGCTCAGCTTCTCCATCCATCTTTTTCTTGCTCCAAGCTTCGGCATGAGCCATAAGACTTTCTGACTTGTCTCGTTCAGCCACGCTAAAGATTCGGACAACATCTTCCTCATTGAGGTTCGTATACTTGCTTTGCATATTGTCGGACAATCTCAGCCGCATGAGATTCACATTATCACTGCGAAGTTTCAAGTTACTCTCTGTTAACGAATCTAATTGCTTCGTCATTGGCTCAAGTAGAGCTTTCATTGTAACTTCCATTTGCTTCGCTCCTGCGGGTGGAGTCTCTCCAGACTTTCCAAATAAGTCTCCGAAACTCTTGTCGTCTCCAGGTTTATCTCCCGGAGCCTTTTGAATGATGGTGCCTTTCTCATCAATGATTCCCTCATCCATGAGCTTGGACATAACCCCAAAGGTGCCTTCTGCATTCTGTAGATACTGCTCTACGCTTACTCCGTAGCGTTCTGCAGCCTGAAGAATTCCTGCCACCTGTTGAGATTTTTGGGTCGAAGCCGCACCTTGCGCAAGCAGATTAGTAATATCGTCTGCTGTAAAGGTCTTCTCCTCCCCGTCGATTTCCATAACTACTTTTTGGTCTTCCTTACCGTCGCCAGACCCTGCTTCACCCCGCTCATTAAGCAGCGGGTGTAGAGCTAGTCTTGCTATCCGGCGGAGACTCAGGTTTTGATTTCTCATTCTTTTTCTTCTCACTTTCATCGGGTTTAAGGGTTATAACCATTGCAGTCAGCCCCCCACTTGTTCTCCAGCGATGGATAAACTGCAGTAACATCCGTGCAAAATCTGAGGCACGATGAATATCAGTGTAGCGTAACTGTCGTTGTGCCTCTATCGGAAGATCCTCAATAGTTCTTCGCTCAATCATCACCTCCTTATGAACCAGCCACTTTTCCTTGGCTAAGATAAGAGTATTAATAAACTCATTCCATGTATCAATAGGAGAAACCTTTTTCATTCGGGTCCACCCCCTTCCTTCATAAAACGTTGTTCCTCAAGCATCTTTTCTCGCATCTGATCAAGAAATTCCTGGTGCCTCATAATATGAGATAAGAACTTCTGCTCAATTTTGATAAAAACTTGTGGTCTGAACAACTTGAGCTTCTGGTAATCAAGTCCCTTCTGGAATCTTCCGTGCTCACGAACATGAATCTCATGGTTGTCATAGTTGTTAACTAACACTATATCAACATCACCTTGACTCAATACATTGTTCTCCCAACGAGAGTACATTTCATCCAGCTTCACATCTCCAAACGTATACTCAATGTTTGCATCTTCCAGAAGGTTCATTACATTTCGTCTAACTTCCGGGTCCATAGGATCTCCATAGAGTCCTTTCTCATACCGCCTCTCTACCATCATCATACGCTCAACACGAGAATCCGGTAGCGCAGACTCTCGAGCCACATGAACATCAGTGTTATTCCGAAGGTCCGAGCCAATAAACGCAAACACCTCAAACTCGTTATCCCTTCCAACTACACTGATCACCCTCTCCTGAGTGTAACTAAACTGAATTCTCCGAAGGACACGAGTAAACGTATTCTCCATAGCCTCTTCGAATACAGCATGACTTGGAATAGCCCCAAATGAATCTTGCTCTCGAAGCAGACTTACCATCTCTCCCGAACGTAAGTCCGAGCGGTTAGTCCCCATGCTAATCTCATGCTGCGAGAACATATCCATAGTTGAGCCTTTGGTGATCTCCAACGCAGTAGTGTAAGTTGGTGGAAGACTCCCAATGTTAATATGCTCGGGCTTATGTCCCATCACAGGATTGTAAAGTATCACCTCTCCATGAGTATCATCGGGTAGAGTTTCAAGTCTTGCCCTCTTAGGTGCAAGCATTTTCCCTTTAGCGGCAGTATAATTAAACTCGTCAATCGAATTGTTCGTCCTATTCCAACGAATCTGCAGAGGCATACTTGCATCAACAGTCGACTTTCCCCAGAACACTCCAGGAATATCTATATCCTTAAACTGTTCAAGATTATAATAGTCGTATGGGTAATTCTCCTGCTGGAGTATCACTCCGTTGGCTGCAGTAATAAATGTACCCTTCGGGAATTCTACATTTGGTTGAATGTATAACTCGATTAAAGTAGCCCCAGGTACCCGTGAGTCAAAAGGAATATCCCTATTAAAAACGAGAGAAGCGCCAGCAACAGGATTTGGACGAGTTTCACTGGTAACATCCTTCCCCCTTTTTTTATAGTTGGTTTGGATATAACCTAAGTCCCGATATTTAGCCTTAATTAACCAAGGCATAATATCTAATTCTGTCGCTCCCATATGGTAAGCTGGGGCAAGAATATCAAAAGGAGACCAAACTCCAACATCTACGTCACCAAGATAAACTGGGTCACCCCCCGGAGACATAATGATTGGACCCTTTCGAGCATTCCAACGATCATCCAAGAACCCATTACCACAAGCGTAGATCCAACCAGCAAGTTCTCGCACTACCCTCTTCATCTTTAGTGCCCGCCATAGATGCTTGAGAACCTTATTCGCGGTCTTCGCAGCTTTAATATCTTCATCTTCCTGGGAGCTCGGAACTACGGACATAGTTGGTTGAGTTCTCACCATATCCGCAACCTGGCGTCTCCATCGGGGAAGCAGAATATTATCAACAGTTCGTGATCTTCCCTTCACCTTCTGAATATGTTGCAGGATATGTGCAGTAGAATTAAACATTGTATACTGCTTGCCACTCAGAAATGCCAATGCGAGTATCCATCTTGCCTCAAAAGGTCGTCTGATCTCCAGTCCAAGATCATACTTCTCTTTCACTATAAACCAGAGTTCATCGTCCTTCTTAGTTGTCTTACTCTTCTTAGGCATCAAGTGCAATGCCGCTTTACTTTCGCCCGGTAGTCTCATCTTCTACCACCTCGCCAATGTTTTGTTCATCCTCAATCGGTTCATACGGTGAATCAATCGAGGTAAACGGGTTAGCTTCTTCTGGGTCTCCCCGATAGTTAGCATAAGATTCAAAGTTTCTTGCCATAAGACGATCAAACAGTTTGTTTAGTTGTCCAACCAGTCTCCGATTATCTTCTCTTATCCGTTGGTTCTCCTTCGCGAGAAGATTAATCACCTTGTCCTGGCCTAACTGAACATCCTGGAATCTTGCAACTTGGCCTGCAAGACTTGCAACTTCGCTTCGTAATCCCATAGTTTATCCTTTCTCGTCAGGAATATCAAATGCTGCTCGAATGGCATCGCACAAAGGAAGTACCATCTTATCATCAACAGTACTCTTTGTACCCTCTACAAAATTCTCAACGAAGTCGAGAACCATATCCGCAAACTTCTTCAGCAATTCGGGAGTAAGTATCCCTACGATAAGTTTTATCAAGCTACTAATTAGAAGTGTCTTCATGAGCTATTCTCCTTATCAAAGTTTTTTTGCCTCTTTACTATTCTTTTCCACTCACGGTGGTCAAACTCTTTAAGAGCTATCTCTCAGAGCCTGGTAATTTCAAATAGCCGTTTGACGTTGTGACAATCTTGCGCCATTACCTGAAACTTTAGCTCTTCTCGAGCCGATAGAAATTTTGTCATACTCCCTTCAGCGTGTGCCCAAGGATAAGGACTATAAGACTCCCAAGAGCTGCTATTAAAGTAAATATACCAGTAATTAATGTTCCCATCATTAGTTTTCTCATCCAACAAATCTCCTTGGTATTAGCTGCAATTTTACCCAAGCAATCCTCATGTGTAGCGCAATGTCCTATATCCACACTTCTTCTCCCAACAACTCCTGGCCTTCGTTTATCCTTAGCCATAAGGTTTCTACCTTTGGATTACAAACTTAACCCGATGGTTGGCGCTTAGTGTACATGCTGAGAAATCAATCACAGGTCTCCACGGGGAGCCGCCAAAATACTCAATCCTTGGTTCTCCATCAGTACTCAAAAGAGAACACCCGTAGAGCCCACCAGCAACTGACGCGTCAAAGATAATCAGCTCATCATTCGCTGCCCCCGGAGTAAACACAACAGAGTAGATTCTCTCTGTTTCTCCGAAGTCCCAGTCTGCGTCAATCGCAACCACTTGAACAAGTGCTTTACCTCTTATTTCTACTGCTGCCATAATTTACCTCCCTTCATTTAAGTTCTGTTCCTAAAGTTTTAGAGCCTCCACCGACAAGCGGTGGAACTTTAACAAGTAATACAGATACATCATCAAAGTAAAGTAAGTCCGATGCTGCTGGATTACCATTAAATGCGATCTGAAGGTTTCCAGTTACGTCCACGCCCAGAATAACAGTTGCTGCTACCCTTGTCCAGAGATCACCAATTAGTGTCACTAGCTCATTTCCTGTAGCACCCGCAAGATCACCTGCTGGTCCTACAGCTATGTCTTTAAGTGTATTCCCTACGGGAACAAGAATATTAGCACTAACGACTACCGTGGTACTTGCGCTAATTGGACAATCCCCAGTAGGAAGATAAGCACCAAGGGTTCCATCTCCCACTGCAGTTAAAAGTGCTTGTTTATCATCGGCTCCTCCTATGGAAGCTGAACTAAAAGTACAGGTACCAGTATCTGTTCCTACCTTAACCCAGTTACCAATATCCGTGTTAAAGTCTTGGTCATTCTGAGCGGTTATTATCTGGTCACCAAGTCCCATTACTAATCCTCCGTTGTTCGAGTACCAAATTTACCCAAGCCGCCAGTATAGGCTGCAGCAGCCCCAGGTAAACCACCTGTTCCAAGCAGTCCGAGACTCGCAAAGAATCCTGCACGAGCTGCATCAGTAGGACTATCCCCAGGATCTGGGTAGAACCCCGTACTTGCTGCTGCCATATGATCATCAATCTCAGCCATAGATAAGTACCAACGTGAGAATAGTTATCGCAGGAACGAGAGGGATAAGTACATGAACTGCTACCCGCCGCTTCCTCTTCGGAGACATAAACTTCTTTGTATACTCAGCATTGTCCTCGCTCATATGCCAAAGAATTTTCTCATTCACTGCGTTAGCAATAACTTCACCACGGAACTCCCGCATCTGATCTCCCGCATGACTAATCCTACCAGTCAACGCATGAGTTGCAGCAGTACCAGACTTGTCAATCCCACAACCACAGGGACATTTGTCCAGTGGATACTTCTTCCCAGCGGCAAGTTCAAGAAAGAACTCTCCGATAATCGCTTGAGTAACATCCCGATGAAGTTCTTCTCTTCTCGCAGCCTTCTCGGCAAATGCAATCGAGCGTGCGTAAGGGTTATCCTTTCCATAACCTTGCTCGTCCCACAGTTTCTTATAATCGAGTAGCATCATTTTACTAACCTCAATCTTGTTGTATAGGTTCCGTCAGAAGTAAGTCCAGTCGCAATACTTCCGAGAGTAGAATTCGCATCGTCAAACTGCTCAACATTTCCACTCGCCTCCGTGATCACAGTCTTATTGACGAGTGCAATCATGAGCTTCTTCACATAGAAAGCAACTTTCCCTGCAGTTGCAGGGTTCATCTCCGCCCCATTAAACGCGGTTGAGTCCGCAAGAATATCAGTCACAGCAAGATCATTCAAAGCTGCAATCGCCGCTGGTATATCATCAGTTTGGAGCTCGTTGGTATCTGCCAGAATGGAGTCGAGGATCGTGTCTAATCTTCCTGTATTTGTCCAATCCCCCTGGAGTTCGTTCGTATCTGCAAGAATAGTTGCTAAGTCACTCAATGCTCCCGCATCGGGTAGGGCATCAGTGATTACCTTAACCGCGTCAAGTAATAGGTCAAGCCTACCTCCGTTAACCCAATCAGTCTGGAGCATATTTGTATCAGCGAGGATAGTTGCAAGGTCACTCAACGCTCCTGCATCCGGTAGTGCATCTGTAATAACCTTAATCGCATCAATGAGTAAATCAAGTCTCCCTCCATTAACCCAGTCAGTTTGGAGTTCATTTGTGTCTACCAAGATAGCATCAATATCAGTATCATGGTCAGCCACATCCGAGCTTCCCATCAGTTTATTCGTAGGAAGTTTCCCTTGTATCTCGTTAGTATCTGTAAGAATTGTCCCGAGATCATTCAATGCACCAGCGTCTGGTAAAGCATCAGTCACTACCTTAACTGCGTCAAGAAGAAGATCCAACCTCCCACCATTAATCCAGTCGGTTAGTGCTCCCATCCTTGCAGCAGTTACTTCGTTGGTATTTGCAAGCTGAGCATCAAGATCAAGTCCTCCTGCGTCGGAGATTGCTAATCCCCCAGCCGCATCCGCTGCTGCATTGGGCAATGCGGTTAGCCCCGCACGTACTGCATCGTCGAGATCTACCGCATGCATTGCGCTCGCATTGCCATAGGTATCAACCTCAATAGTTGTATCTAACCAATCCTTCTGCCCTTGGTCGGCTACATAGATACTCAGTCTTGCCGCCTGCATCTCAGTAGCAGTAAGAACAAGTGAGTACCCAGTTCCCTCGTCCGCAAATGCATTAACAGTACTTGCTTCAGCTCCCTCATCTTTAATCAGCGTAGTATCTCCGGCAGCATGAGCCGCATCAACCTTAAAGTCTATCCCGTCAGTCTCAAAGAGCGAGAAATGAACAGTAGTTTCGACCCCATATTTTCTAAGAAAAATACCTTGGCCCATCTTAGTACCCCTCTATTCTTCGTCTAAAGATTACAATATCTACTGGCCCACCCAAAGGGTCAATCTCTATTCCTGCGTACATCCAAGTAGCCCCCCAACGACCAGCACTATTAGCGGGGTTCTCAGCAGGATGCGCTCCAAATATAAGCGAAGGAACAAGCATACACGTTGCTGACTGTCTTTTTACTCTTGAATCAACCGCCATTAGTCACCTGCCCCAAACTCACCACGGGTAAAGGTCGTGTCGTCATCGGAGATAATCGCTGACTGATCCTTATTATCTTCAGCTGCATTATAGACGTGAATCCGAGTTGAGGTTGTCTCAATCTTGTTCCGGAGAAACTTGTAGAGATAGCCAAGCTTGTCAACAAGAGTAGTATCTACTGCTAACTCTTCATCTCCGGGCTCATTAAAGGTATCAACATTCAGCACATCGAGTACCTGTGCGTTTATATCTGCGGCCGAAACATCATTAAGTGCGTCGATAAGTGTCTTCAATGCTCCAAGTCCATCTGTTGCATTACTTAGATCAGTTTGGATACCATCAACTACTGTATCAATAGTATCAATCTTTCCGTCCAAGGTAGTCCCAGTATCAACCTCGATTGCTACAACTCTGGGCTGCATATCCGCGGTGTCTACTAAGATGGTATCAACCACTCCATCTATCGTGTCTTGCTTAGCCTCTGTGGCCAAGAGTCCATGACCAGTATCCATCTCCGCCTTAGTGGGCGGGTCATAATCAGAGATTGCAGTATCTGCCTCAGCATTTACTTCTCCCTTCATGCCGACAGACATTCCCCCGAGATCGGTTAGTCCAGCTCCAGCTGTACCTATCTGAGTCTGAATATCTTCAGTATCCGCTTGGATTCCATCAAGCTCACCCTGGAGTGTCGTTCCCGTATCTACTTCTATTGCCACTACCCTCGGCTGCATATCCGCTGTATCGACGAGAATAGTATCAACTACTCCATCAATAACATCTTGCTTGGCTTCGGTTGCGAGTAATCCGTGTCCTGTGTCCATCTCCGCCTTGGTTGGAGGGTCATATGCAACGAGAGCATCATTACATTCACTTTGAACCTCCGCGTCCCAAGCTGCATTCCACGGAACTGCGGAAAGACCAGCACCAGCTGCACCTATGTCATCTGTGTCAGCGAGGATACTTACAGTCTCAGCCTTAACTGCTATAATATCCACTGCAATATTTGCCCCTGTTGCGTCAGTAATAATAGCATCAAAGATCTCATCTATATCAAGAGCTCCACTATCACTGATCACTAATCCACCAGCAGCGTCGGCTACTGCAGCAGGAAGTGCTGTACCAGACAAACCACGAGTAGCCGAGTAGTTATCACAAGCACTTTCTAAGTTAATTGCTGCGGTAGTATCCTCACTCACTGCTTTGATATTCACATCCATGTAGCCGTCATCTTTAGCTACAAACATGGAATCCCAAGCAGCTTCACACAAAACCATATAGTCGTGTCGAATAGGCAACGAGTCAGCATGATGGACTACTAAGGTTAGAGTCCCTTCTGTATTCGTATCCGTAGCGTCAAGCTCACAGTTATAGTATCCGTCAACTGTCCCAGCTCCATCGTGGACTGGCGCCGTAGCATCGTTTTTATTCGCGAGTGCTTGACCATTCTTGGATAACTCTACATCAAGTGTAGAACCTGTTACAGGAGTATCTCCGTCACTATCCTCCACAAAAGGTCCAATCAAAACATCAACTGCCGTGTTTGCTCTTAGAAATTGCATAGTTATCTTCCTATGTTTTTATTTAGGTGATGCCACAACGGAACAATAGTCCCTTCTGTTTCTGCCCCTACCCAGTCTGCGTCGTCAGCCTTAAATAGATCACCATACATTGTCATTGCTATACCAGTAGTTATACCATTCTGGCCACCAATAGCAAAATACCTAAGTCCTTCTCTTAGTGAGCCTGTTAGTGCTAAGTCCTCAATTTTTGCTCCATCAACTCGAAATTCCCAATGTGTATTTGTATAATCATATTCTACTTCAAGTCTATACCAGGTATCAAGTATTACTTCAGATGAAAGTGCTGTTGGTGCTCGCCAATCTCCGTCATCCCATACGCCTCCTACAAAATAAAGCTTACCATCAGTATAACGATAAAGATTCACTTCCCAAGTTCGCTCATTATTCTCGTCTGTTCCTGCCATAACTATTTTAACATTAGTATTAGCCAAACTATGAGACTTTATTTGCACATAACCTCTGGTATAACTTATTGGCTGACCACCAGGTCCAAGATCCTTATACGCCGTTGCTCTCCAACCGGTTGACGCAGAGATAGACTCAATTATTTCATCTCCGCCACCTGTAGGTCGTGCAACATCACTATTATCCCAATCAAGACTACAACCGGTCCCAACAAGTTCGCCAAACCCTGCTTCAACACCAACACCTTCAAATGATGTTGAGAATATCTCAGCCATAGATAATTACCTCCCACCAGTTTTCTGGAGGTTCCATTGTTAGTTCCCCTACCCAAAGAATATAATCAAGTAGTACATCTTCCTCAGTCTTCTTCGGGAACGCAAAGATACGTATATAACAATGCCTTAGATCACTCTCCAAGGCAGCGTCTAAAAAGCTTTTAACGACCACTTCGGCATGAGCGGCAGTAACATTCTTATTAGGTAACTTATCCCCACCGAGATATTTATCCAGTTTAACGGCAAAGACGCCTTTACTATAAATATTATGGCACTCAAGTATATCATCCCAAAGAATAGTCATGTTTGTCCGTCACTCCTGAATAAATATTCTTACTCTCATGTCATAAATCATCACTCCGGGGATACCGCCATATTCGTAGGTGCCGAAGGTACTGATTTTGTAAAGGAAAAAGGGATAGTAGCCGATTCCCCCCATAGATTAACTGCTCTTACCTGAATATTATTCATCCCCTCTGGAAAACCGCCAAGATCATGGTGGATCATAACTTTGTCAGCGCCCACATCTTGACTCCCCATAACCCCCCAGGTGGCACCATCATCAAGACTGAGCTCAAACCCAGCAGCACAACCATTATCATTCTCGAGCTTACACTGCGGGTCACTAATCAGAAATGGTGACGAGAAAGCTACCGAAGTAAAACCCAAGAGAGCAACCACCAAACAGCCTAATAATTTTTTCATCTCGATTCCTCCATTGACACTCAATCGGTTCATACGATGAACCAATTTAGGTTAAAAGTCCAACATCTCTGAGAGTTCCCCATCAATACTACCGACATAGTCGTCTGCATAGGTAAGTTTCTGCTTAGCAATCACAGTTGCAAGGCAGCGTTCTTCAAGCGTAGGTTCAGCATCACCTGCTGGCCTACTTCGGATGTGATCTTCGAGTTCAAGAAAGTCCTCTTCGAGCAGTGATAGCTCTTCCCAGGGAGCAGCTTTATTTACCTCAAGGGCTATACCTAACGCAATTACCTCATCATCATTACAACCCACCTTAGCTTCGGCTTTCCCATGCTTAGTACGAATAAAGGTAACGAGTTCACCACAACACTTAGCATCACACCAACCAGTTCCAGTGATAAGCCAATTCCGAATACTCGCAACCATACTACGTTTCGAGTTAGTATCCGTCCACCAACCCTTCCGATAACTTGGGGACTGTTTGGCTGTGTCAAACTTCATCATCATGTAAGGATTTGGTAGGTCAAGGTTCTCGACCAGTAAATCAAAAGTTGCGAGGCCAGGCCCGTTAGCCTCTACAGCCCACCAGGGCTCTTCACGCTCGGGGAAGGTGTAGAATTGAGTAACCAACCATATCACCTTTGCGAGATCAACTTCGTTTAGTTGGGAATTATACGAAGCTGCAATTGACTCTGTCTCTCTTTCGAGAACCTTGACCACAGAGGCATCACTGGTGACTTTGCCTTCGGCAACATCAGAGACGACAATGTAGGATTTGTTTACACTTGGGGGAATAAAGACTTTGAAGTAGTCTTCGTACTCGTGGGGGGAAGGAACCTTCTCAAGCGAGTATCGCTCTTTGTCCCAACCATCTATATGAGGGAGATAGCATACTGAGCTTTTCGAATATCTAAGTAATGCTTGTATACGCTCTCCACTTGCTCCATCGAACACTGGAAATCCTGCGCCAATGTAGTCAATATCGAGTTCCTGAGCAATCTCTTGAGGTTTACGTCGGATACATTCTCGATCATAATAAGGAGATCTAAGTGCTTTTCCTTGCCAGTGATATTCATCGACAGTCTTCCCCGCTGCCCTTGGTTTAGGCCAGACACAGTATAAACCCTCACGTTTGTTTGGATGAAGTGACCAATGAAGAACTACTTTCTTTGTGATATTGTTCGTAGCGAGTTCATAATGCTTACCAGCCGCGCCAAAAGGCGTAGAATTAGCAATTCGCACAGGAGTAGCATCACCCGCAGCAGTCCATGCAGCGTCATCAGTGGTCTCCCACTTGGCAAATTCATCAAACAGTATACCCGAATATCGTCCCTGAGTCGAAAAGTTCGCATTATTAGATTCTCCAGTGATCGACCCACCCGAGACTGGGTTCTCCAGCTTCAAAAAGTTATCATGCTTACGTTTGTCAAAGCCCTCAGGAACGAGCCATTGAGGGAGCTTATAGAGGTTGAAGCGTAGCTTATGAAAGTGTGTCCTCGGATCACCAATCTTGTCCACATAGTCTTCTTTTCTACTTCCACAAAGAAAGTCGTAGGGACGTTTCTGATTGAGCCAGAACCACTCAAAGGTAAGGAGTATCATCCAGGTCGCACCCATATCACGAGATTTTTCCCATAATAAATCATGAGTGTGAAGCGCATCAGCAGACTCGATCACCGAGGCAAGTTCAACTATCGCATCATCTTGGAAGTCATAAGTACAAAAGGGGAGAACAGCGTAAGGTTTCACCCGAATATCCAAGGTGAAAAAGAATGCGTTGAAGGCGAAGAGGATATCCCTGAAAAAGAGTTCGCGAACCTGTTCGCGGTAGACAAGGTCCGAGGAGGCTTTAACCAATATCTCTCTCCGCCACTCCATATTCTCACGATGTATCTTTGGGAAGTTCAATAGAGCATCCTCAATGGGCCGCCAGCGGCCACTATGGCGTCGCCCGCCACAAGGGCGGTCGCCACCACAAAAGCAAAAGCAATAAAAAAGCAAAGGAACCATTCGAAGAACAAGCTACCAGCAAAGAACAAACTCCATCGAACCTCAAACGGTTCATTGCATGAACAGATACTCGACACGATTATACATTCTCCTTGGTAAGATCAAACACCGAGTCACGCAGATCATCGTCTGACATATCTTTGACGTTCTGGTGAAGATGAAGGTGTCGTTGTGGAGCTGAAGCCCCAGATTTACGCACTCCAGCACGATCAAGAATATCCTTCGCAGCATCCTGTCGGAGCTTCCGTTCAAAGCGGTTAGTAATCGGCATATGTAGATCCTCATCCATGATCTCCACAGCATCTTGAGCCATACGTTGAATATCGAGTCGCATGTCGACCGCAATCTCATCGGACATAGCTTCAAGTCGTGCAACCTCTATCTGAATATGCGGAGTAGCGAGAACATGAGTGATCTGAGCAGTGGTGAAGCCGAGAATCATTGCGATCTCCGAAGGCCGAACCCCTCCAACGAGCATCCTGGCCATCTTCCGATGATGTGGTCGGATATACTGAAGTGGTGCGGTTAGGTATGTGTCGTTCGCTCCTTGTGGATTGACACCCATGAGTTAAAATCCTTTCCCAGACTCTTTGATTTGGAGGGTCCCTTTGATGAACCCATAAATTTCAAGTGGAGTTTTCATATTCCACTTAGTAAACGCCAGTTCCTCAAGTTTTGCGAGCTGTTTGGGTGTAATATTGTACTTCTTCATAATCTTGTTAGTCTGGCCTACTGTCATACTTGGCATGTCATCAAAAAAGTTAGGTTGCTTGTCGGGTGGCCCAAGACGTTCCTCGAGTATCTTCCCAATATCCTCACCGAAGGTATCGGCATCAGTTAAGAACTCATCCATATCAGACTGGGAGATTAGATCAAGTTGCTCGTCCTTAGGAATCTCTTGAAGAGTTCCCTCTTTAGGCTTATTAAGTTTCTTGGTCAGAAGGTGGCCTTCCTTCTCGTCGGTCTTCTTCTGGAGTTGACTAAGCACTGCCTTCTTCCCTGAGGCGAGCTCATCAGGAGTGATTAAACCTGCTTGGTACTGATCATTAAGTTTCTTCGTAAGCTGACTATACTCCTCAGCAACACCGAGTGACTTACCCGCGAGCTTCTTAGCGGCTCTTGAGGGTTCCACGTCTCCGAACAGACTTACCATATCCTCAAGCGGTTCAAACGATGAACCAATCCTCGATTCGTCAAGACTTACCTCTTTGATATTCTTGCTCAGCATATCTTCCGAGATGTCTCCGCCGAGATACTTGGTTCCGGAAGTCTCACCAAGAACTAAGTCAGTGGGTTTAAACTCCCCAGCAAACTTATCCAGATCTCCCTCAGCGCTCATCTCTGCGACTTTTGCAAGGTCTTTCCACGCAGAATCAAGTACTCCCTCAACATCTGTAGCAACGAATTCATCGGTCCCTGGTTTAACCGTTTCGACTGAAGAGGTAAAGCTTGGAAGTTCCTCTTTCTCAAAATGCTTATTAATAAACGCATTCATCTGGTCGGCTTTAGCATAGCCTGTCTCTCCGACTCCTTGATAGACTCCCCAGGACTTCTCGGGGTCTTTAGTCCCCGCAGCACGTTTGATATTTAGTGTATGAACTGGAGGAGGTGAACCCATCCCTACCTCTTCTTTGATTATCTTCTCCAGGTCAATCTGACGATACCAGTCAGCGAGATCCATCTTAGCCCCAGTCATAGTCGGCTGAGTTAGATTCTTAAACTCTTCGTGCCGTTTGACCCCACCTATCTCGTGGAAGCCCATACGTCTGAAGGTTGGTTCGGTTCCTGTACCTTGCCAGGTCCGCTTGTCAACCATCAACACGTCCTTAGGATCGAACATCTTGAGCTCGAATTCGTCAAAGCGGTGGGGGGAGTATTGGATTGCCTTAAACCCACGAGCAAGGTATTCGTCTGCAAGAGCTTGGTTAAACTCTTTCTGACCTACCTTAAGTTTAAGTGCGGATTTAGTTGTTCCATAAAACGAACTACCCTTAAAGAGACCTTTAGAGATCCCAGCGGTGAACATAGATTTTAGCTCTGGATTCGTCTGAATAGACTTCCGAAGTACGGCTTCGTATACATCTTTTATTACCTTCCCACCACTTGGAGTCCAAGCCATAACCGTCTGATGTTCCGGAGGACCACCGAAGAGTGGCATCACACGAGCTACTTGAGAGCTATGCGCAAAGGCACTTGCTTTCCCTGGTTTAGTACTTAAACTTATTCCGAGTGGTTCGCCGAACTCAAGTTCCTTCCCTCTTGCGTGTCGAAAGTCAGGTCGAGATTGGGATTTACCAGAATACTGCTCAAATTTTCCGGTCCAGGGTTCGTTAACTGCTAACTTTGAGCCAGTATCATATTGTTTAGGGGTTACATAAGTCTTTCTACCGTGGAAGTATGTTGAGCGTATCATATCGCTCGCAACCTCAGCTTCTCGTCCTGCGGTCATTGCGGGTCCACGAGCCTTAAGTTCTTGCTGCATGGCTTTACGAACCGCTTTGGCTGCCTTAGGTGGTAATCCTTTGATTTGACCAACCGCGGAGACTGACCTTGTTCCTCCGAAGGCACCGAAGCCGGTTGCTTCAGCTATTGCCTCGAGTGGATCACCAGCTCTAACTCCTTCACCCTTCGCAGACCGGAATAGCGGACCAAATGACTCGCTTGTTTCGTCAATCACTGTCTTTCTCGGGTCGAGGATATTCAACACGCTTACTTCCCGTCCAAGTCGCCCAGCAGCTTTTACTGGCTCACCAATGTATCTATCGAATTGAGTGATGATTAGTTCGTCAACACGAGCTTTGAATTCCTCGATCTCTTCGCTCGTTTCTTGACCTATGTTCGCTTTCAGCTTTTCCATTATACTCCATCATACCACGAATCCGTGTGTATGTCAAATTCCCTCATACCCACGAACCAACTAAATTTGAGCATGGGAATGTTTCTCGTTGAGCACGGGAATATTTCTCGGTGAGATTGGCTAACCATTCCCTTGATTGGCTAACCATTCCCTTGATTGGTTCATGCCACGAACCGATTTAGGCATCCGTACAGAGCTTTAGCTCTGCTCTTCTCTTCTCTTTCTCCCGCTAACGGCTGTCCGGTAGGAACCAGAGATAATACCCACACCCACACCCACCCACACCCACACCCACCTCCAGAGATAACACTATCCCCTCTCAATGTAGGGTTTCTTACGTAGGGTTTCTTACGTAGGGCAAAGTTCACAAAAATC